CTTTCTATTCCAGTATTTATTTTTATACCAGCCAATAATATGTTTTAAAGATTCGCTACGGGCCAGCTTTGCTTCAGACAATAAATTTGTATTTCTTTCAAGTTTCCAGGGCTCTGACTTAACAGGTATTATTTGTGCAATTGGAGTTCCAGCCTTAATTATTCCTTCAAAGCCCATCTTGAGTAAGAACGGCAACTTGCCACCATTCATTGGGTAGTTTGCGTCAACTAGCCCAGACATTGTTCTAAAAGGCAGATCATCTCTATTCAAAGGGTGTGTTATTAAAAGGCTGTAGCCATCCTCCACCTTAAGAATTTGTTTTGTGCTCCATGAAAAATGGTTATCGTGAAACCCTTGTGGAATGGGTAGTGTTGGAATCATGCCCTTGTCTCTTTCAATAACAAAATCAGTTTCTTTGTATTCAGCATCAAAAAAATTCCAACTTATTTTTGGTCCGTTTGGCGTTTGCTCAACTAAAAAATCAACAGGAGCGGGCATATAATATCCAGTTAAAAAGGCATCCATAAAAGGAGCACAGCTTTTTACTGTTATTGTAGATGGCATAATGCTAAGTTTGCCACCAGCAAATTTTTCTATTTTTTTAAACCATTCAGGCATTACGTCTTTCATGTAGCCTATCTGTTCAAAAACTGGATGATAGACATGGTGTTCTAATTTTTTAGATTTCATTTTTAACCGCTGCTTCTATTTTGCTGTAAGCTTCTAAACCTATGTTGTTCTTGTAATCACAAGACAAGCAATATAAAAATATATTTTCTTTAACATCCTGATTAGGATAAAGAGAGCCTTGATCCATTGGGCATAAAAGCTCTGGAACAAGGCCCTCTCTAGATAAAGAGAGATACTTCGATACATATTGTATCTTCATTTATCCTACTTCTTTTCAGTTGTTGGGAATCGCAATAGCCATTCCTGTGCTTTGGGGGTCATACCCTTCCAGCTGGACCAATCTTGACCGCCATTGGTCATATAGTACGTTATCTCTGCGTTTGTTACTGGGTCGAATAACTCTTTGTTACTCTTTAGGTTGAATTTCTCTAGTCTTTCTGGACCGAGATTTCCAATCATGTTTATCTGGAACATTCCATAAGAATGATCTCCAGTGTTCCTATCCCCGTTATATGCAAGCGGTCTTCCGTTAGATTCACGCTTTGCTATGGACCAAGCTTTCTTAAGGCCTACTCCTTCGAATCCTACAGTCTTAAGTAGTAATACTAGCTCTTCGTCTGTAAGCATCTCAGATGGCTTGTAAATTTCTTTACTGAACTTATCTAAGACTTCTTGCTTTAGTTGGGCTTCAGTTTTCACTAAAGGTTTTACTTCTAGTGCATTCACTGGCTGTACAGGAAACATAAATAATGTAATCATTACTATTGTAACCATGTTGTGAGCCAGATCACTCACCTGTTGTTTTATTTTCTCCATTGGCATTTCCTCCTCTAGAGATAACGAACTACAAGCATAACATTAATTACATAGACCTGTCAAGCCAGTCAACTAGAATAATCATAAAGTATACGTGTATAGTTGACTAATAATATTTTAAAATAAAGGCAATAAATATATTTTACGCTTCCCATATGAATAGTTGTTTGGTAGAATAGGGTCTTCACACTAAATTTAACTTAACCGCTAGGCGGAGAAAAAGGTACTATAAATGTCTAAGACTATTGCAAACCCATATGAAAATTTTATTGCGTTATCAAGATATGCAAGATGGATATCAGAAGATAATCGCCGTGAGACTTGGGGTGAGACAGTAGATAGATATTTTAACTTCATGCTTGGCCACTTAGAAAAAAATCATAATTATATTCCAAATGAGAAGCTTGTTGCGGAATTAAAAGAGTTTGTTTTTGAACGAAATGTAATGCCATCAATGCGTTCTGTTATGACTTCAGGAGCAGCATTGGAAAGAGATAATGTAGCAGGATATAACTGTGCTTTTCTACCAGTTGATTCACCACGTTCATTTGATGAGACAATGTATATTCTTATGTGCGGTACAGGCGTAGGATTTTCTGTTGAGTATAAGTACATCAATAAGCTTCCTGCCGTCCCAGAAACTTTAGAGAAGTCAACTACAGTTATTACAGTAGAAGACTCAAAGCAGGGTTGGGCTAAAGCATACCGTGAGTTGCTAGCACTACTTTGGTCTGGACAGATTCCAGCAATTGATGTTTCTAAGGTAAGACCAGCAGGGGCAAGACTTAAGACAATGGGTGGAAGATCTTCAGGACCACAACCACTTATTAACTTATTTGATTTTACAATTGCAAAGTTTAAGAATGCTACAGGAAGAAATCTAAAGCCAATTGAATGCCACGACATTATGTGCAAGATTGGTGAAGTAGTCGTTGTTGGAGGAGTTCGTCGCTCAGCAATGATTTCTCTTTCTAATATTAATGATATTGAAATGGCACAGGCAAAGTCAGGTAACTGGTGGGAAGCAAGTCCACAACGTGCCTTGTCAAATAACTCTGTTGCGTATTCACGCAAGCCAGACATGGAGCAGTTTATTGCAGAATGGAAATCTCTATATGATTCAAAATCAGGAGAACGAGGTATATACAATGTGGCCGCAGCTCAAGCCCAAGCAGCCAAGTTTGGTAGAAGAGATCCAGATATACACTACGGAACTAACCCATGTTCAGAGATTATTTTACGTCCTTACCAGTTTTGTAACCTTTCAGAAGTCGTACTACGTGAAAATGATACAAATAAAGAAATTGAACGTAAGGTTGAACTTGCAACTATTCTTGGAACGTGGCAGTCAACGCTTACAGACTTTAAATATCTTCGCAAGATTTGGAAAGACAACACAGAAGAAGAGCGTCTACTAGGCGTTTCCTTAACTGGACAATTTGGACATAAGTTCATGTCGGGTAAAGAAGACCTTGTTTCATTAGAATCTTTCTTAATGACCCTTAGAGAAAAAGCAAGAGCAAAGAATAAAGATGAGGCTGGGAAAATTGGGATTCCTGAGTCTGCCGCTATTACATGTGTGAAGCCATCAGGAACAGTATCTCAATTGGTCGGGGTATCTTCAGGAATGCATGCTTGGCATTCTCCGTATTATATTAGAACTGTTCGTGGTTCAAAGGGAGATCCAATTTCTACCTTCCTAAAAGAAGTAGGCATTCCAGTAGAAGATGATGTAATGAAGCCAAACGATACATACGTATTCTCATTTCCAGTAAAAGCACCAGAGGGTGCAATTGTTAGAAATGATCTTACTGCTATTGAGCACCTAAACATCTGGCTAGTTTACCAACGTGCATGGTGTGAGCACAAGCCATCAATTACAGTTTCTGTAAAGGAAGAAGAGTGGATGGAAGTTGGAGCTTGGGTATATAAGCATTTTGACGAGGTATCTGGAATTTCATTCCTACCTCATTCAGATCACTCATACAAACAAGCGCCTTACCAAGAGGTAGACAAAGCAGAATACGATGCACTTGTTGCAAGAATGCCAAAAGATATTCGTTGGGAAGATTTGTCTTTCTACGAAACAGAGGATGGCACATCCACTAATGCTACCCTTGCCTGCAGTTCAGACGGAAATTGTGAGCTAGTAGACATTTCTGCCTAATGTGGTAAAATTATAGTATTGGGGTAAGTCCCCCAAAATTCTGGGCACACCGCTCAAAATGGAGATGATAATATGGCTATCAAAAAATTTGATAAAGCTGATTTAAATAAAGATGGGAAAGTAACAATGCAAGAACAGATTTTAGCAGCAATTGGAACTTACGGAAGAGCATTTTTGGCAGCAGCCACAGCTCTATACATGACTGGCAACACAAATCCAAAAGATTTGATTGCAGCAGGAGTAGCAGCAATTGCTCCAGTTATTCTAAAGGCTCTAAGCCCAAGTAACAAAGAATTTGGATTTACAAGCAAGTAATTGTTATTAGATTAGGAGTGCCCTTATGGTAAAATATCCATAAGGGCTTTTCTAATTAGGGGTAACCGTGGCAGCGCAAAAAAACTTTGAAGTTGATCAAAATACTACTTTTTCATTTGTTATTGACTATACAGATAACAATGATGTACCTATAAACCTTTCTGGAGCCACCGCAAAAATGCAGGTTAGAGATACAAAAGGCGGATCTAAATTATCATTTACTTTGACTTCACCATCTGGCGGAATTACAATTAATGGACCGCTTGGAAGAGTTACATGCACAATGACTCCTGCTCAAACAAGCAAGCTATTTCACCCAAAATCTTCCTACGACATAATGATTACAGATAGCAATAATACAAAAACAAAACTTGTTGAGGGATTTTTAACTCTAAGTAGATCGGTAACCATCTAATGGCAGAAAATATTGTAAAGATTACGGAACAGATAAACAAGGTTGTTCTTTCATCTCCAGGCCCTCAAGGACCTAGAGGAAAATCTATACTTAGTGGACCATCTGCCCCACTAGACAGCGTTGGAATTGAAGGAGACTTTTACTTCAATACAACAACAAATGAATTTTACGGACCAAAGCTATCAATCACCACTTGGAGCGGGGCCAACAAGATTGATCTTGCTACCAAAGACGATATCGCTTTCGTTTACTCCTGGGAAATGTCTCAGGTTCAAGGCCCAGTAGATGGGGTATATTCTGTAGTAATAAATCATAATTTAGGATTCGGTCCCAATGTAACCGTAATATCTAGCGCAGGCGACGTATTGGAAACAGGAATAGATTATAATAGTCTTAATAGATTAACACTGACGATGGCCCAACCATTTTCAGGGACAGCGCATCTGTCGTAAAGGAGAAAGAAAATGGCAAAAAAATTCTTAGTTAGTTTAGACCTCAATAAGAATGAGTTACTAAATGCTAGAATCCAAAACTTAGGTGCTGCTCCATCCAACCCAGTATCTGGACAGATTTACTATGACACATCTAATAATACAATGTATTATTACAATGGACTTACATCACCAAATGGCCCATGGATGCCGATGTCTGGATCCACAGAGGTTATTCAGGATGTAATTGGTTCAGCAATTATAGGCGGAGTTGGTTTAACATCAACATATAGCGATACCGCTGGAACACTAACAATAGATTTAGATAATACCGCAGTAACTGCTGGTTCATACGGTTCAACAACAAAGATCCCAACATTTACAGTAGATGCACAAGGTCGTTTGACTGCAGCAAGCGAAGCAGATGTAGCAACAAACCTTTCAATAGCAGGAGACACTGGAACAGATACAGTTAATCTATTAACTGACACATTAACTGTTGCTGGTGGAGAAGGAATTGATGTAGCTGTAACAAATAATACAATTACAGTTTCAGCAGAAGATGCAACAGACACAAATAAGGGTGTTGCTTCATTTAACGCAACAGACTTTACAGTAACATCAGGCGCAGTATCTATTAACAAAGATTCAGTAATTACACTCTCAGGAGATGTAAGCGGTACTGGAACAATGACGAACCTTGGCGATGTAACAATCAACACAACAGTACAGCCAAATTCAGTAGCACTTGGAACAGACACAACAGGCGATTATGTTGCAAATATTCAAGGAACTGCAAATGAAGTAACAGTAAGCCCTACAACAGGAGAAGGCACAACAGTAACAATTGGTCTTCCAGATAACGTAACAATTACTAATGATTTAAATGTTGGCGGAGACTTAAACGTAACAGGAACAATTAACTCAGTAAATACTACTCAAGTAAATATTGTTGATAATAAGATTAATTTAAATACCGACTTTGTTGGAATTCCTTTAGCAGATGCTGGAATTCGTGTAGAGCGTGGAGATGGTGCAGATGTTGAAATTCTGTGGAATGAAACAAGCGACAACTGGACACTCACAAATAATGGTACAAACTACCATGCAATTGCTCGCAAATATGCAGCAGATCTTGCAAATCCAGATACATTAACCTCTTTAGTTATTACACACAATTTAGGGTCAGATGATGTAACTGTTCAAGTTTTTGAAACAGCAGGAACTAAAGCTCTTGTTGAAACAGATGTTGAGCGTACGTCAGCAAATACAATTACATTAAAATTTGCATCAGCGCCTGCAAGTGGAGCATATAGAGTCGTAATTACTGGTTAAGGGGAGTTTTAAATGTCAGTACAAAGATTAGTCCCTTTACATGCAGTAGCATTAGCCTCAGATCCAGCACAAGCTAGAATTGGCGACCTTTATTATAATACTGTAGAAAAAGCTTTAAAGTTTTATGACGGAACCGCATGGAGTTTAGTTGGCGGCGGCGCAGTAACTGGCCTACTAGATCATATTCACACTTATGACGGAGCCGTATACTCAGTTCAAGAAATTGTTGTCGCTTCTCCAGGAGAAGTTGACGGAGGAACTCCATAATGGCAATTTTAAGAATAAGACGTGGAACTACAGCGCAGTGGGCTGCATCAACCAAAGTAATGAAGTTGGGCGAGCTTGGTATAGATACAACTTTAAATAAAATTAAAACAGGAAACGGTATAGCCGTCTGGAATAATCTTCCCTATATAAATGTATTACCTCAAGAGTTTGCAGATGCAATTGCCAGCATAGACAACACGCTTGGAGAATCATATGTCCAAGTTAGCTTAATAGGAGTTGCAGATGGTCTTGCTACCCTAGGCCCAGATGGTAAAATTCCAGACTCAGAAATACCAGCGGGAATTGCAAGAGATACAGAAGTAGCGTCTGCAGTAGCTAATCTTGTAAACTCAGCACCAAACACATTAGATACATTGAAAGAGCTTTCAGACGCACTTGGAGCAGACGCAAATTTTGCCACTACAGTCTCAACCGCTTTAGGAGATAAGTTAAATTCTGCAACTGCTGCAACTTTGTATTTGCCTTTATCTGAGCCAGCAGTAGATTATTATATTACAAACTCAGGAACAGGATCTTATCTTGTAAATGGAGTTGTTAATGGAAGCATTCATTTTAAAAAGGGTAAAAAATATAGAATTATTGTAAACGCACCAGGGCACCCATTTTGGATTCAAACAGTATCTGGCGGTTATTCTTCATCTAATGTTTATAGCACGGGTATTACAAATTCAGGAACTGATAATGGAAGAATACTAGTTGAGCTTCCACAAAGTGCTCCTGATGATTTGTATTATGCTTGCCAATACCACTCATCTATGGCAGGATCAATTTCAACTCGATCTATCAGCCAAGAAATTGAAGATTCTTTAGATTCAAAAAGTGGAAAGACAATGGAGTACGTTGTTTTATCAGGAACAACAAAAACACTTGCTCAATCAGATCTTTATAAGATAATTGAAACAACTTCAAATAGCGCTGTTACAATTACAATCCCAAACGATGCAGATGACTCTGTATTTCCAGTAGGCTCGTCCTTTGAGGCAAGACAAATGGGAGACGGAAGAATAGAATTTGCATATGCCAGCCCAGTAGTACTTTATTCAACGGAAGGTTATGTTAAAACAAGACTTAAGTACTCATCGGTAATGGTAGAAAAAAGATCAACAAATCTCTGGATATTGACAGGAGACATTGACGCATAATGAGAGCTAAAAGAAAATCAGTAGTTGCATCTTCAAGAAAAAAAGCTTTTTTAAGCTTTCAAGATTTATTTCAAAATAATTTAAGAAGCGGATGGAAGTTTATCAGAGGATCTTGGGTTGCAGCTTCTTCTGTTGCTACTAGCACTACTGCTGTTTCAAATTATCCACTTGCTTCCGTCCCAATGTCTTCTACTAACGTAACCATATCAATAAAAAATCCTGGAGTAGGTACAGGAGCAGCTCTCTGGGTAACAGATAGTGGAGATTGGTGGGGATTAGTTTCTTCTCAAGACCTAAGCCCTGGTACAGGAGGTTGTGCTTCAACAAACCCTTACAACCCTTGTGGTTCAACAAACCCTTACAACCCTTGTGGTTCAACAAACCCTTACAATCCTTGTCCAAACGGATCAGGAAACTGTATTGGCACAGGAGGCAATTGTGCGGGCACAGGAGGTACTTGTAACAGCAGCAGCGGAAGCTGTGTTGGAACTGGAGGTAACTGTGTTGGCACAGGAGGAGAATGTATTGGAGAAGGCGGACAACTTGGTGGAGGTAACTGCAACACAGGAGGAGGGGATTGCATTGCAACAGGTGGTAACTGCAACACATCAGGCGGAAACTGTAACGTTGCTCCGCCCTATGGTGGTAACTGCAACACATCAGGCGGTAACTGTCGTGCTACTGGCGGAAACTGTAATGCAGGAACTGGCGGAAACTGTAGAAGCTTTGGCAACTGTTTAATTTATGGAAGT